TCAATACATTTCCCTAAAGGACTGCTACAAGAATATTCTTTATCTATATAGTTATTATCTTTATCTAAAACATCATTAATAAATTTATTCATAGATTCTATAACTTGTTTAGTTTTTCTTGGGCCAGAAGCTGGGGAAAATTCCTGTACTCTACGTTGCTGAGTAGCAAATTCTGCTTCAGCCGGCACTCTTCTTTTAACAATAAAGAATTGAACGTCAATTTTGCTGGGATCTATGTTAAATTGTTTAGCAAAAAATTCTCTGTAAAGAATCACCTGAGCAGTCAGGTTAGGATTCTTTTTGTAAGTATTATTCCAACCTCTAGTAGAAGTTTTAATATCCATAACAGTCCACCTATCAACAGTAGGATGGTAAAATATTAAATCAACAAGACCTTTGAACATTACTCCAGGTCGTATCTGCTGGTATAAGAGTGTTTCTATGCCTGCTAATTTAGCTGTCTTAGTACTAAAGTAACCTCCTCTTTTTTTCTTAATGAATTCTAAAATGTGTTTGCCGTCTAACCAGAACTCTTGTAACTGCTCTGCTGAAGAAAAATGTGCATGACCGTTTATAGCTTTACCAGACTTATATGCTTTGATCATATTATCATATAGAATCTGATTTAAGTTTAATTCGTTTGCTGTCTTTACCTTATCGTGGTATAATACTTCTAAGTACTCCTGTAGAGTTTCATGCATAGCAGTACCGAAACAAGTATAGATATTCTGAGTGAAAGGTACTTGATTTCTTAAGTACATAAGTTCCCACTTCTTAGGGCATTTATTATACGTACTCAAAGAGCTATATGAAATATGCTTATTCTTTGAAGGAGTTTGTTTAATCTTACTCTCCCAAACTTCCTTTACCAGAGGGTTAGCTTTTAGCTTAATCCTATCAGGATAAATTTTTTTTTGAGGCATTTAATCGTTTTTCCACATACCTCTAGATACCAACTGAGCTATAATACCATAGTTAGTAACGTCTTGAAAGGTATCTATTAATGTTTCGTTTTGAGCTTTACGACCTGAGATGATCATATTTTTCCATCTATTAATCTTATCAGAGAGTCTGTACCATAAACCGGTCATAGCAAATTCTACCTCTTCTTCGTTATCTAAATTGGTACCTGCACTAACATTATGCATTCCGTAATCTAAATGCTTTTTAGCAAACAGTTCAAATTGTTCAGTTTGAATTTCTTTATACCCATAATAAATTGTAGGGTATTCTTGCTCTAAAATCTCTCTAGCAGATGGTGGTTGCTTGGAGTTCATAATCTCTCTATCGCTCATATAACTATTATTTAATTGAATTTGTGACTCTTTTCATAAACTTATTTAATGCTTCTCTTAAAGGTGTTCCGTAATGTCGGTGATCATCAATAACTACTTTTGCTCCTTCAATATTAGAGATAAGTTCTCCAATAACATCTAACTCTTCATCTTTAATGCCTCTAGCTTCTGTAATTAATTCTAAGATCCTAACCGTAATAGTTAAGTCTAATTCAGAAATAGAGTCATTAGATGCTATTGTTCTAATAACTGGTAATTTCATCTATCCATTAATTTGTCCTTTGGAATTAAAATACTTTTCTAATGCTTCTAGCCTATCGTCAGCATCTACTAACATAACAAGTGCTTCTTCAGCATTTTTATAAAAATCTCCTGTGGAATGATCTCCGATACCAACTGCTTTGTTACCTAATAACTCAAGTGATAACATTGCTTTTGCTTTATCTGCTTGTGCAGATGTTCTTAACATATCTATTAATTTTTTCATTTTATTAAGGGTTTTATTTCTTTTTTATTTAATCCTCTGTTGGTTAATATACGATTAATTTCTGTGGTAGCCAACATACTTATATATTCCTTTGCTTCTTTACTCGAACATTGAAAATAATCTTTAATGTGGTCTATTAAATCCCTATTAGGTTGTTTTATTTTAGATTTGACATATTTACTCCATTTATTATTTTTAGGAATAAATTCTTTATATATGTTATAAATCATTCTTTTTTCC